GCCTCTCCTCTCTTATAGAACTCCTCTGATACATCATAGATTCCTATATCTGTAGATGACTTATCTAATACTATAAATGTGAAGTCCTTATATGAGGTCTTGAATAGATTGCAGTAGATATAGCATTGTAGATCATATCCATATTTATCTGCTGAATATTTGAAGGCTTTTAGATCTGTGGTTGTCTTAAGATCAATGATCTCTCCTCCTCTCTGGATATCTGCCTTCCCTCTAAACGGGAATCCTCCGATCAGATCTACCATAGGAACTTCACATTCAGATCCTGATAGATAACTCAATGCTAATTCATTCCTATTAAATGCATCAGCCATACGATCTCCTGCTTCCTTATCCTTTCTAGTGATGCAAGTCTTAGGATTATCTAACTGAGCCTCCTTAAAGGCTTTAGTATTCTTAGAAGCAACATCTACTACCTCAAAGATATCATCAAAGTTCTGAGGCTCTAAGATCATCACATGAATAACCCTTCCCATTAGAAGAGCAGGAGATGATTCTACTGATCCATACTTCTGAACATTATAGAATGTCTTAGGACTATCTAGAAGCATCTTACAACTAGAAGAGGATAATGCTATCTTATTCAATGCTCCATAATAGAACTCATCACCTCTGGCTTTATCTATTAACCATTGCTGATCGTAGTCAGCACCATCTAACATTAACATGAGTAACAGGTTAAGATTTCTACTAATTCAAATACTGCTATCATAGCAACCATTCCTAGAATGACCATAGTCTGCAAGAATGCAACTACTGCTACCTTATTCCAATCAATCTTTTTCATCTCTCTCTTATTTAAATGAAGGAGGGGTTTCCCCCTCCCTTGATTATTATTTTACTAAGTATCTGTAATGTGGTTTCTGAATCTCTCCACAAGCGATAATTGTGTATGCTCTAACTTTCTTCTCTCCATCTGTGATCGTTGTAGAGATATTTAGATCCATGTAAGATGTGGTTAATTCTAATTTATCTTGGTTTAGATCTTTCTTCTCAATTCTCTGAGCAAGTTTTACGATTGAGTTTGCGTAGTGTTTTTTTGCTGATTCAACTTGAATCTCAATCCAAGTATCAATATCGTTTCTCCAAAAACATAGTGGCAATTTTTCCATTTTGCGTTCCATCGCCCACCATTCTTTAGTTCCTTCAGTAGTGTATTTGTGATCTGAAACCGCTTGTTTTATTGATTGAAAATCATCTTTCGCCCAAATGATTGTTTTTTCAATGTAAGCCTTTTTTAATTCTTGAGTCTCAATTGTAAGTTTTTCTGTAAGTGTCATATCTCTCTCTCTTTGTTTGATATTCAAATCTAAGAAAGATATTTGAATTGACAATGAATTTTAATAATTATTTTTCATCATCATCAAAAAAAGTTTCTCCGATGAATGTTTCCAAGTCATTAACTCTCCTGTTAAGAGATCTGATTTGATTAAGAGCAATGCCTAATCCTATCCCAAATAATATTAATATCATTTCTCTAGTATTTGATTTCTTGTATTAGAAGGTCTTCAACATCTTCTATTCTTAGATAAGTAAACACATCCTGCTTTCCGAATCTCCCTATCCACTTATAAAGTCCCTGTGAAGGCTTAACCCTGTTCTTCCTTAATACAACATCAGGGCTATACTTTTCGCACTTGTCAATCACCCTCTGTCTGAGATCATCTTTCTTAAACACATAGAACCTATCAGGAAATTGAAAAGCTATGTAGTCTGCTTTAGAATCTTTAGCACACCATCCGTGATATCCCCATACATTAAGAAACTCCAGAAGAATGAAGCCGTGCTTATGCATAGGCTTTAATCCTTTTACATCAATACACTTACCATCCCAATAGAAGTCAATGTGCTTCTTATCATCTTCTAGTTCCGATTTGATAGCACCTGTTAATTCCTTAAACAAAGCCTCACCATCTTTACCTATGGATATACAATGATTGGTTCTATCATCGGATTGTTGCAATCCCTTCTTTAGATAATTATTTAGAGACATCTAGTAACTCCTGAAGTTCTCTCATCCATTGCATCCAGATCTTAGGTGAGCAGGTGCAGGGGACATCAAACTTATGGTTAAACACTCTAGCGTGAATCGTAGCAATCCTCTCACGATCCTGATGCTTTAATGATTTCTTTCTGAGAATACCAGAATCTAGATATTCAATCTCTTCAGGATCTAAACATTCAGGTTGTCTAGAATACGGGAATATCTTATTGAGTCTGTCCCTTCTCTGATTGCAGCCACAATCATCTCCTGCAATAGCCTTAACTACCTTCTTGATTCCTGTTGCCTCTGTGAACTGCTCAATAGTATCTCCTAATCCCTTAGGCTTATTCTTCTTTGGTCTGCCTCTCTTCTTAGATTTTTTCGTAGTCTCCGTTTCCGAAATCTTCCCAATCTTCTCTGAGTCTGTCGTGGATTCTTGCTTTGCCATTCTTGATCGTATTCTTAATTGATGTTAAACCTATATCTGTATCTCTATGGATCTGATTCATACTCGTTCCCTCCATATGTATTCTGATCATCTTCTCATCATACCAATGAAGTTCCTTCATCTCATCCTCCATATAGGTTATGAGTTTCTCAAGTGCTGCTTTCTCCTCTGGATAGGGTTTGTAATCTTCAATATCAAAATCCTCTAGAGATACCTTATTGATCTTCTTCTTTGCTCTCTGGTATTTAAGAGCCGTATTGATACAGGATCTATAGACATAAAAAAAGTTAAGGGAGTCCTCCTCGTAAAAGTTGGTTCTCCCTTCGCTCTCTAATTCTAAAAGTCGTAGAAACACCATCTGAACTATATCAGATGCAATCTCATAAGAACCATCAGTATATTCCTTAATAAATCCTGTGAGTCTTTTGAAATTCTTCCTGTAGAATGTTTCTATTCTTCCCATGTTATTTGTACCATAACTAAACCTAGCCCCATCTGGATCAGGTGCATTGGTTTACGCTCAATATCCTCAGGATAGTAAGCATAATTAAGTCCAAACATCAATCCATATAAAGGGCTAAATTCAATTTGCATTTATCAACTCCTTAAAGTTTTTATTTTGTTTTCGTAATATACTGCAATTATCATTCAATTCTTGACACTTCAGTGTTAATTTCTGCACTTCATACTCTAGTTCTACAATTCTCATCTTCTGTCTAGTGAACTGAGCCTGTAATCTGTTATCACTTTGAATGTTCTCAATAGGACAATCCAAGAGCATCTGCGTTGCAGTTGAGAAGTAAAATCTATACAACTCACTCCAATCATGATTAATCTCGTGATTCTTAACTGCGTGATGTATTGTAGCGTGATTCTTATCAAAGATCCTGCCTATCTGCATCAAGGTCATATACTTTCTCATTGAGACCATCATAGCTGATCTCGCATATACCTGTTCTGTTTCTCTAGAGTTGTTAGGAATGAGATTGATCTCATCATAATACTCCTTCAATATCTTACTTAAATCTTCCATGTTATCTCTTTTTCTTTATCTATTATCTTTTGAAATGGGATCCTGTGTAGCCTCCCTGTTGATGTGTTCCTGACTATGTAATAACTAGATCCTACATCAATATCTGATTCTTCCTGATCGGTTCTAGTTTGCAGATATGCATGAGTCTCCATACATACGAACTCCATACCATTGATCTCAAACCTCTGTCCGTTGAGCATCTTCCTTTTAAAATCCATCCATCTCTCTATTTAGCATCTCATTTAATTTATGATTCTCTTTCTTCAGATCATACAACTCCTGCTTCAACTTACCATTCTTAATCCTAGCATCTAGGATCAGTTTATCTAGAGTCGTAAAGTAATCTGTTATATGTCTATAGACTGCTGCGGTATCAGCACAGATATGAAACACCTCCCACATCTGCTCTTTAGTCATTGATTCCTGATCACTTAATTCTTTACTTAGGTAGTCCAGAGCCTGATATAACTCTGCCTCCTTTTCCATATAGTATAGCCTATTACCTTCAAAATGGAGATCCATCTAATTGTCTTTCTTTAGTTACCAAATTTATTCCATTTATTCTAAACCCACAATTCCCATTTGTAGATTCCATCCTGATCGGTAAATCTAATGGTGTAGGTCTACCTCCAGATTCTAACTCCTTCACCTTCCTTACATGAATATCTGTGAAGATCCAATCCTGACTATGCTGCGTGTATCTATGGATCACAAAGAATTCATCAGAGCGGTTCACGAATTTACCACCGCCTTCAACATCACTAGCCATAGGAGGCATCGTATGATTTACATATTCATGAGATCCTCTATGAACTTGTCTTAGTGCCTGTGTTGCAGGATGCGTATTCACTATCGTAGTTACACCATATTCCTTACAGAACTTTCTAATATGGCTTGTTACCTCGTAATGATATTCATGCGTTGAGATTCCCTTACCTACATCTTCCTTCTTTATCGTTAGCGAGTTATAAGGATCTATCATCATTCCCTGAAACTCCCAAGCATCATAGATCTCTCTAGCAATATCTAATAACTCAAAAGCATTAACAATCAACTCTGAATCTATGAATGCCCAATGTCCTTCAACAAAAGCGTGATGTCTCCAGAATGTCTGTTCATCAATCTGATTGATTGGCTTTCCTGCTAGGAATTCAATGATCTTTCTCTGGAGGGATTGAACCTCATTCTCTGAGGAATAGATCAGCCATCTAGTTCCATTCTCTAATGTATGTAGTAATTGCAGGTATGTCATCGTATGAGTCTTTCCTACATTAGCGTGTCCTGTTACTACTACGAAGTTGCCCTTCTTGAATCTTAAGTGATCATCTATCTCTCCTACTCCAAATCTTGATGCCTCTGCTATCTTCCCCTCTCTTGCTCTCTCTAGATAGCGAAGAGTCTTATTTGATTGTATTATGTGCTTATGTATCATCCCTCTAATTTAACAAACATTTTTAATATCTCAGATCCTGAGAAAAAAAAAGAGGAGTATTTCTACCCCTCTCTACCTAACACAATCAATCAACTAGAATGGTAAGTTATCATCTGTTGCTTGTCCGTTTACGATAGCATTTGCTACCTCTATCTTTTCCTCTCTGGAAGAGAAGTGATTATCATATGTAGTCTCCTTCTTATCATCTTCCATAACCCAACTCACAAATGAGTCTGCTACCTTTAGAACATCTGTGCTCTTAGCACCTTTGTCTTTTAAGAGATCAACTGCTGCTTTTAAACAGGACTGCTTTACAATCATCTTCTGCTTAGTGTCTCCTCCTGAAGAGTAACTACCTCCAGAATATCCACCACCTGAGAAACCACCTCCCTGATTGTAAACAGGCTTGATTCGGTTTCCATATTGAGTAGCATTCAATTCATACTCTGCTTCCATACCAACTACGAATTTAGTCTGATCTGGTTTAACTGAAGAGTATTCTCCTGAATCTCCATTGTCAAATGTTAGAGCGAACTTGTATAAAGTTCTTCCATCCTTTAACTGATAATCTCCCTGCGGATTAACCGCAACTACTTTTGCTTTCTTCATGATTATTTACTTGATTGATTAATAATGTGCACCTCTAGCATTGCTAGTCTTTCTTTCATCCATTCGCTTCCTACTCTCTCTGCGAATCCTTCTAGATCATCAATGATCTGATAAATGTTCTCTGTATTCATATCTCTCTTTTTAAATCCTTCTCTTTCTAAGATCTGTTCTTGCCAATCTTGCATATTAAAGTTCGTCTGGTGTAGCGTGTTTCAATGATTGCACCATTTGCTTTTTAGTATCAGAAGACCCCATCCATTCGCCTTGATCGTTGTATAAATTCCAACCTTGATTTTTGCCTGTATCAATACATATGTCATTGATTAAATCTAAAGTTTTGCCTCCGATTGTGATTTGGTATTCTCCTTTTCTGATCTTAGTAGTTTTCATATCTCTCTCTCTTTTGATATTTCAAAGAAAAGAATAAAATCTGAGACTACAAAGAATTATTAAAAAAGTTTGTGAATTATTTTTCCCTCTATCTGGATCACTGATGTATCCTTAGGGATGTCTGTAGCAGGTTCTATCCTGACTGACCTGATGAACTTCTTATTATCATCTGCTATCATTCCTGCATCTACTAATGCATCCTGAGTGAACTTGATAGCCATTATGCAATTGTCCAGATCATACCTGTAATTGACCTTTGCAGTAATTACGCAATACTCAAATTGAAAGTCGTAATCTAATTGATCAGAAATGATCTCCTTCCATTTATTCTTCTCTCTGGATCTGAATGTCCAATGAGGTGAGGAGTAGAATTTATTAAGGCTAGGTATCTTTCCTAATGTTATCTCTATTTTAGTATGATCAGTCATATCCTAATCTCTCAGCATACTCTGAATCAATCTCTGCTATTCTACCTAAGTATCTTCTCTCTTCTTCTTTAGCATAGATCCTTTCCTCTGGAGTTGATTCGGATCCTAAGTTCTGGAATAACATAGCCATCTTGTGAAGATATTTATCAATGTTAGGATCTCTCATCTGCTTCTTTAATTTCGTATACTACTCCGTTGATTGTTAGCTTAACGCTAAACCCTTGAACTGCCCAAGCAGTATATCCCTTATCATTAAGGCTAACTGCTAAAGTCTGTGCTTCTCTCATTGTCATACGACCTGTTCTGTTTGATAATACTTCCAGAAACTATAATGATCAGATCTCTGTTCATCATGAAATCCAAAATGCGATAAGAAGTGATTATTGTAATCATCCTCTAACTTACCCATCTCTATAGCTATACTCTTTTGTCTTCTAGTCATAATATCTCTCTGTAAGAGAGTAAAATATATATTGTATATAGTATATATATAGTATATATAGTATATATAATAGTTACTTAAGTAACTTAATAAGACCGAAGGTATAAAGGATTATTGAGATAATCAACATATATAGATACTTCCTATCAAAGTTCTTTTCCTGATAGACAAGTTGAGGTACTTTAATCTCCTTCTGGATCCTGATAGTATCACTAGGACATTGAACATCTACCTCTATAGTGTCGTATACCCTCCTAAGATCAATTCTAATGCCGTTTCTCTCTAAAGTGATAGTATCTACTTTCTCAAGAATTAAAGTGTCTCTAACCTCTTCTTTTTGAGTTATGATTAGAGTGTCCACTTTCAGGGCAACTGAATCTAGGATCTGAGGATCTTTTGCAATCGCACGATTTAGGTGATACTTCGCACCACAAGACCAAAAAAGCAGCCCTATTAGAACTGCTCTTGTTACGATCCACATGCTTCGCAATCTTCAGGATTATCAATGTTGCAACTAGGTTGCTCTAGGTTTGTTAGTTCATCAACGAAGTCTTCAAAACTATCTTGGCTTGTTTCTTTGTGATTCATTATATCCTTTTTCGTATTCTAAGTGTTTTTCAATATCGTAAATCCTTCCCTCTAGATTCTCTATGACTAGAATCTTTTTATCTAATCTTTCATGAACTACATTCAACTCCATCTTGAGTGATGAGAACTCTGCATAAATACCCCCTGCTGCAAAGACTGCTGCAACAAGCCATATCAACATTGACCAATTTTCCTTTAAAAAAGATTTAGTCTCCTGAGCCATTGCCCTTGTGCATTAGATACCAACGCTGCGCAGTATATCCTATAGAGATTAGGAGCAGCGCAATCTTTAATGCCATCTCTATATGTGAGAAGCTAATCGCAAATGTACTTGCATTAAGCAACATTAGTTTTATATCTGCTTCATTCATTTCCCTGCAAACTTTTCCAATCCTGCAATACCGAAACTTCCAAGAGTAACGAATACAAAAGAGTTGTATGTAAATTCATTAATTGCTAAATCCTTACCACAAGCACCTGTAATCACATCAGCAATCATTACTAATATCATTACTGCAAACGACATAAAACCTATAATGGTCTTTTCATTCCAATCGTTGCTGTTCTTAAATATCTCAATAAAACTCATATCTTGTTTTTTCATACTATCAAATGTTCAAACTTATCAGCAACCACAAAGCTAGGGCAAGCTTTAGCTGCAAATTCGTTATGTCCGTGTAGGGTAGCTTCTGGAAACTCAGCCATCAAACCTCTCAATAAGTTCTCCATTGACTCTAACTGCTTCCCTTGAAGCGTATCCTTCGGAGTCTTTCCATCAGTCTCTACACCACCAATATAGCATACACCAATGCTATTGCTATTCAGCCCTTTCGTATGCGCTCCGCTACGCTCCAAAGGTCTACCAATACCAATAGTACCATCAAGCTCAATCACATAGTGATAACCGATGGCTGACCAACCTCTCTTTAGATGCCAGTCTCTGATTGTATCAGTCTTAATATCTTGACCCTCACGAGTAGCCGCACAATGCACTATAATCTTCTCTATGTTTCTCATTCTTCGTCTACTTTAGTGAGGCTACCTATACCCTGATTCATGTAATCACCTTCGCAACATTCTCTGGAATACCGCTTACCATCTTTGCAAAGACATCCTTTGCGCTTGTCCTGAGGGACATTGTATCTATCCTTGCTCATTAGATTAAATCTTCACTTGGCTCTGGAAAGTATTCTGGATGCAATTCCTTACAGGCTTCAGTCCATTCCGCAATAGCAGAAGATGAACCGAAAGTATGGATACCCATTGGAGGACACCACACCATAGCACTATCCCAAGACTCTAATGGTGCACCATCCCATAGAACATCTATATGGTAGGTAGAAGATAGTACAGGTGCGGTGAGTTCGTTTCCTTCGTCATCGTATGTACCTTCAGTCTCTACCAAGTGTCCAAGATGAACAATGGCGTGAGAGTGCGTAGGGTTACCTTCCTCATCGTGAGGTAAGGCATTCAGTTTAGTTGTTGCTGCTCCTTTAGAGCCGAATGAGTATTTTCTAAATGTTTTCATAATTATATAGTTGTTAGGTCAATCGCCTCTTGGTCAGTTAATGCAGTTGGGAATGTCAACACTTGTTTAAATTCTGATTTGCCATATTCAACATCGTTAAAACGGCTATTTAAGTTAATGCTTGTGGGATTAGCATTGGCATAAGTGAAATCTAAAACCTTTACTCCGTTAGCATATACTTTTGTGTTTGTTCCATTCCAAATCACAAGTATTTTTTTACGAATTGATGCATCAAGTGTAAACGAATTACCACCATTTGTAAATATGTTAAAGGTGTTTTGGTTAATCGCATAAACTGCAAACCGATTAACTATATCCGATGAGTTATCGGACAAATCAAATAAATAACTTGCGGCAATACCATTATAATTAGGCCCTTCAGCATCTACAAAGAAACTTCCTTTATTCGTTCCGAATACCGATAAGCCATCTTTGTATCCATTATCAACCACACGACTCACACTACTCCCATAGGTAGGTATGTAGGATGTTGCGTATGCCGCATCTTCGCTTTGAACTCCCCAAATGTAAACATCCATTTCTCCTTTGCCATACATTACTGCTCCTGCAAAGCCATCGGCTGAACAAGTTTGAGTTTGAATCAAACGATACCAACCATTGCCATAATCTTTAATACTGACTGAATCAGCACTTGGATGAGAATAACTAATAGTACCTGTTGATAGATTAAATTCGCTTAATCTATCGCCTCCTACGGCTGCACCACCATAGCCCAACTTCAATACATTAGTAACGGAGCCTGATTTAAGTTTAGCAAACAAAGAGATTGTTAACTTGTCTCCTACACTTTTAGAGCCTCCTGTATCAAAATTGTAAAACCCTGCGTTGTCATAAGGAATATCAAATAATGTGGCATTTGTATAGCCATCTGGAGATGTGCTTGAATTATATGTTACTGAAGCACCTGTTATAGCATAACCACCTGCTGCATTAATGTATTCACTATGCGATAGTTCATTAGTCCGTTGTGGCTCTAACAATAGTGCAGGACACGAACTATCCGTATAATCTAATCTTGGAGTATTGTCTGTAATACCTCCGTATACGGCAGCAGTAGTTGTAGTGATAACATCTCTTGCTACAAGTCCCTGCTCAAGTTGGGCATCTTGGATGTAGAATGTACCAAGTATAGGACTTCCATTACCATCTTCTGCTCGTAATTGTACATTGGATAAGGTGTCTATATTCCAAGTCATTGAACAACGATACCATCCACCGCCTAAATCAACCACATTAGTATCAATAACATTTCCGTTAAATGAATGAACCGAACCATCACTTAAATCAAAAACTGCAATAGCATCAGCAGATTGGTCTGCTCTCAATCTTAAAAAGTTAGCCGTGCCTTGTTTTAGATGAAAACTCAATGTGCTTACACCACTTGCGTTAGATGTTTGGTATAGTGCTTGACCTGCTGATGTACATTCTGCTAACCAAGCATTATTTGTTCCATCATAGCCACTCTGCCCACTTGTCAAGGTGTATCCTGTTCTTACCCAACTTGTAAGAAACGAGTTACTCTGCAAGAGCAGGTTTTGTGTCTCCTTCTCTATATTACCATCTGCATTAACTCTCGTAGCAGCACTTGCACGAGTGAAAGTAAAATCACCATCACCGCTTACAGGCTTTTGGCTAAACACTTTACCTGTCTTTGTTCCG